GGTTACACGCGCAGTCAGTGATGTGATAATTGCGTCTTGATCTTGGATTGCTTTGACAAGAATCGGGACAAACCTTTCATACTTTAGACCGTACTGTTTCCCGTCACCGGATAACGTTAGCGTGAGGTTTTTCTTGTCGGATACTTTATATCCAGCAGCCTCTTCAAGATCACGAACAGCTTGCGCCTTGAAACCTACTTCCATCTGATCTTCTTTATGCGTACCGTCTGGCGTTTGTGCGTTTAGGTCGTAGTCTTCAGCATACTTATCGCCATACTTAGCACGCTTGTCCCAATAATAAGTAACAGGTTCTAAGGCTTTCACAAAATCTAACCCAAGATCTAGGTCTACAAAGTCAGTTTTGTCACGCTCGTCAGATGCAGCTACAAAAGAAACCTGAATATGCGCTTCAGTGATGTTCTCATCGCCTAAACAAATATGATTATTTTCATTATTGATATTACCGCCGGGGCTTCCTGTAATACCTGCGTCGTGGCCCAAAACAAGATTATTTGAACCAGAGGTGAGATTATCTGCTGCGGATCTGCCTACTGCTGTATTATTGTCCCCAGTAACATTGAAATTGCCGCCAGCAGAATATCCTACTAAGGTATTTGAATCTCCTGTAGTCATGCTGTCGCCAGCAATGGTGCCTATGACAGTGTTAGTATTTCCTGTGGTAATTGCGCTACCGGCTAAATAACCAACACAAGTATTATTATTGCCATCGGTAATAGCATCACCCGCAAGGCTACCAATCAAAGTGCTTCCCGTAGCTGTGGTGAGGGCCTGCCCCGCAAAGTACCCCACCGCTGTGTTATGAGAATCTGTAGCCGTGGTAAAGTTTTGTGTTCCTAACGCGCCTCTACCAAGAGCGGTTGTTTTTGAGCCTAAAGTATCAGAGGTGAGCGCCAACGCTCCTAGCGCCACATTATCGTCAGCGTCAGTAAGAGCATCACCCGAAAGAGAACCGATAAACACATTTCGGACTCCCGTAGTGGCTGACGCTCCTGCATTCACCCCGACCGCTGTATTAAAAGTATCAGTAGCTGTTGTGAAATTTTGGCTCTGCAACGTCCCGAATCCGAGTGCAGTAGATTGCGAACCCAAAGTGTCCGCACTCAAAGCAGCATGACCGAAAGCAGCGTTGAAATCAGCATCGGTCAGAGCGTCGCCTGCAAGGCCACCAACCATCACATTTTGGATTCCCGTAGTGATCGACTGTCCTGCACCAAAACCAACCCCTATGTTGTAATTAGTATTAGCTGTGGTGAAGTTTTGGCTGAGCAATGCGTTCATGCCGACCGCAACAGCACGACTCCCTACGGTATCTGCACCTAACGCATCGACCCCAACCGCTACATTGCTGCCGCCAGTAGTAAGAGCATCAGCCGCTGCACCCCCTAGCAATGTGTTGTATTGTCCTGTCGTAACGTTCGTCCCTGCATTCAAGCCAACAGCGACATTGTAAGAAGTGGTTGCAGTCGTAAAGTTCTGTGAGGCAAGGGCATTTGCTCCAACTGCTACAGTAAACGTACCTTTTGTGTCTGCACTCAGGGCTGATTTACCCACAGCAACACTGTCCGTTGCCGTAGTCATAGCATCACCTGCAAGAGCGCCAATCAGTGTGAGGTTTACCCCCGTGGTGACTGCCGCGCCTGCTAAATGTCCTACAGCGACATTTAACGAGTCAGTTGCTGTAGTAAAATTTTGCTCGTTAAGCGCATTAACACCGATGGCTACGGATTTATTACCTAATGTATCTGTGCTTAATGCTCCCTCGCCAAGTGCCACGTTAAAATCGGCATCAGTAAGAGCATCACCAGCAAGGTGACCCAGTAAAGTGTTCCTTATCCCCGTAGTAATCGCCGCACCGGCGTTATGACCAACCGCCACGTTTTTGGAATCTGTAGCTGTAGTGAAGTTTTGGGCATCTAAAGCGCCCACACCAATGGCGATTGATTTTGAACCTAACGTGTCAGATGTCAGAGCGCCGTAACCGATGGCGACATTTCTTGTCCCCTCTGTAATCGCATCTGCTGCCTGACCACCCAAGATGGTGTTGAAAGTTCCCGTGGTTATAGCACCACCTGCCTCGTAACCTATGCCGATATTGTAAGCGTTGGTGTCCGTCGTATAGTCTTGAGCATCTAAAGCGGCGTATCCGATAGCCACACTTCGAGCGCCTTGAGTATTCGTCAACAACGCATCAACGCCGATGGCTACGTTGCGATCCCCAGAAGTCGTGGCCTCTAGTGCATTGAGTCCTATGGCAATATTGTTTGAGGAGGTCGTAGCTGTTTTGAGGCTGTCCTCACCGATAGCAATATTGTTGTCGCCAGTCGTAACTGCGCCACCCGCGTCTCGACCGATAAACACGTTGTTGTTGCCGCCGCTTTGAATCGCGTCACCAGCGTTCAAACCAATGCGAATGTTGTCACTCCCTGCCGACGCAGTCAGAAAGTCTGCGCCTGTTTCAATTGTGACACTTCCTGCAAAACTTGATGCACCATCAACATCCACAACATCAAGATTAGCGGTGCCATCAACGTCTATGTCGCCTGAGATGTCTAGGCTTGCAAAAACAGATGTGCCCGTCGCGGTGATAGTTCCTGATACGTCAGCGTTACCATTGATATCTATAAGCGTTGCAGTCAGATCAATCTCATCTGTAGCACCCAGAGCCAACACTGTTGCGCTTGAGCCTTGAATGAACTGACTCGCGTCGTTGAACATAATCTTATTGGTGCTGTTCAACGTAAGACCAGAGCCGTCTGTATGCGTCAGGGTTGTATCAGCGTCCGCGCCAAAACTGATGACGGCACTGTCGGACGTAAACGTTAGGTCGTCATCGATGAAAAGGTCTGGAATCGACAAGTCTTGCAGTGCATCAACCATCGCACCACCAGAGCCTGCGCCGTCGCTATAGATAGCTTTTGTCTGGCCGTTGGCAATTGTTACCGTCGCACCGCTGCCTTGCTTGATAATAATACTCTGTGAGCCACTGGTTGCGTTTTCAATAAACCACAACTTGCTGATAGTGTTTGGCCCTATAGTGATGGTGCAAGCTGAATCAAGAGTCCCAGTATACTTGAGGAAGAGACTGCGGCCCGGATCAGTAGACCCATCAGCAATAGTAGTAGTATGAGTATCAGCATTAGTTGTAATAGCTTCCGTACCAAAGGAAAAAGCCTCAGCTATCAACTCTAAATTTGTATTGGTACTGGTTCCCCAAGTGCCTGCCTCATCACCAGTAGTAATCTCTTTGAGGCGTAGATCGTTAACATAAGTAGCCATCTATCTTCTCCGGCTTTTCGCTTTGGGTTTAGGCTTCTTCATCGCAGCAACATGCTTCTTCAACGTCTCCGCTTGTTTTTTGTGAGTTTTCGAAGCTTTTTCTAAACCTTTAATAACCTTTTTGACTTTGCGCACCATTACGCTACCTCTTCCCAATTAGGTGTTTGACTGTCATCAATTGCAGTCCAACTTGGTGTCTGACTGTCACTGACATTGCTCCAATTCGGGTCTTGGCCATCATTAATAATGCCATAAACGAGGAAGTATCCTATCGCTCCCGTTCCTGAAACACCTGTGATAGATATGTTTGACTCTGACGAAACCGTAACATCAGTGATCCGGCCTGTCGCCTCGACACCCTCTGGTGAAACATTTGCCGCGCCCGTGATCGTAACTGAACCAACCGCTCCAGTCCCAGCAACCCCAGAAACAGAAGTAACCGCACTGCCGGTAACAGTAACCGTGCCGATAGATCCACTTCCGGCCACCCCTGTAGGAGTCGCGGTGACACCCGCCCCTTGGACGACTGTGATCGACCCGATTGCCCCTGTTCCAGAAACGCCTGTGACAGCGGCATCTGCGCCAAGGATGATGGTGACCGACCCGACTGACCCCGTACCGGAAACACCCGTAACTTCGACAGGTATTGCTTCATTCCAAGCGCCTTGGCCCCAAGTGCCTCTGCCCCAACCCGTAACATTTGCCATGCTCTAGGCAATACGAATAATCGCATTTGACGCGTCTGCGGCAGGAAACTGTATTGTGAAATCGCCAGAACTTGAAGATTTATCCGACCCAAAATCCAGTGCGCAAACTGCGGGATCTCCGGACGCACTGTCGTTGAATATCAAAGCGCCGCGCGCAGTAATTGTGCTCGAACTGAACGTCAAATCCGAAAAATCCGTGATAGCTGTTGTGCCGTCATTACTAGGATCCACACGAGTCAGGGATGCCCCTTTGGCCGTATAACCCGTACCGGATACTTCGTTAGAGGTCGTATACGCTGTGGTGCCTGCCCCCAACGACGCAGAACTTGTGTACAACGCAAGATTGAAGGTGCTGCCTCCGGTGTTTTTGAAGTTATGCACCGCCTCCAAAAGCTCTTTCTTGAACGTTGTACACATCGCTGTGGTAATAGCCATTATAGTCTCCTAAGTATGTCCGCCATGTCTTTGTGGCCTTGTTGTTCCAAAGACGCAATCAGCGTGGTTCTGTCGCTTTTGATGGCCTCTTTCATGTAGAACTCTACAGTTTTTTCGACTGACTCCTTGAAAGCCTGCGCTTGTTGCGCTATCAGAGGATGACAGTTGCCACCCACGCTTACAATTCTATCTGCTGCTGCCTGCGCCCAAAACTCGGAGTCATGCCCTTTATTTTCTGTGGTGGACACGGCTACCGCACCCACCTTTAACTCACTAGCCTCAAAAAAAGCCATGACTATCCTCGGGCAATGTCATAACGATACTCATCGCGAGAGCCATAGCCCTCTCCAAGGGCTTTCAGCGATGCCACAGCTTGGGAGAATCTCTGCTCGTATTGCGCTGCTTCTTCAGGATTTTTAAGAAAGGTAGCAGCCTCAACTAACGTGCCATACAAAAGCGCGTCTGGCGCATTGTCAGACAACCAAGTTTTGTCAGAACCAGAGGTCGTCGTCAAAGATGCAGGTCGATATTTGTAGTGAAGCTCGAAAGAGTAGTCGGACGCTGGGGTTGGCCCTAATATAAACGTGTTGTCATCAAAAAGAGCGTAGTATTGCGTTGGCCCGGTCGTTGACGCGTTCGGGGTGTATTGCCTTATGAACGAGACGTGCTTGTAAAGCGGATACGTGTATTCACTATTGATAATTAGCGCCAAGCTGTACGTCGCTAAAAAATCTGACGGCGTGGACAGATACGGAAAGCCCGTCGTGGCGTTTCCCGTCACATTCTTCCGAAAAACAGGTAAAGAAACGTTCTTGAGGATTCTCTCCTCGGCCTCTTGGATGAATGTATCTAAATCGGCCACGAACGTCGTTTCTGCAGTCTCGCAGTAATCTTGAACGGTCGACTTCAGCGTTGCTAAGGTAAAACTCATGTCGTCACCACCGTTACTTCACCAACACGCCCC